ACACTATCATACAAGAAGAAGTATAATAAGAGTGGTGGGTTTAAGATGACTAAAAAAGACAGCAGCTTTAAGAAACCTAAGAACCAGTCTGGATATGATGTATCTAAGAAGATTATAGACGTATGGTACGAAGGGGCTTTAGTACTTGGGACTAATAAGTTATTTAATTACAAGCTATGTGAGAATATGATAAGACCAAAAGGGTTCTTAAATATTACCTCACCTAACTACCTAGTATATGCACCAGAGTTGTATCAAAATAGGACTAAGAGTCTGGTTGAGAGGATTATACCCTATGTTGACCAGATGCAGCAGATACACATAAAACTACAGCAGGTAATTGCTAAAGCAAGACCTAATGGTATCTATATAGATGTTGCAGGTCTTAATGAGATTAATATGGGTGAAGGTAATGTACTTACACCTCTAGAGGCTATTAAGATTTATGATGAGACAGGTAATATTCTAGGAACCTCCCTTACACACGAAGGGGAATTTAACTATGGAAGGGAGCCTATTAAGGAACTTAAGAATGGTGTTATTGATGGGCTAGATAGGTTGATAGGAGCATACAACCATTACTTAAACTTATTAAGGGATGCTATAGGAATACCACAAGGTGCTGATGCTAGTACACCACACCCAGACATGGCTGTAGGGGTACAACAACAACTAGCTGTTAACTCAAATACAGCTACTAGACACATACTAGATGGTGGATTAGATATAACAAAGAGATTAGGTAAAGGTCTAGCACTGAGGATAAAAGATATATTCTTGTACTCTGATTTAAAGAGTACTTATATAAATGCTATAGGTAAGATTAATGTAAAGACACTTGAAGCATTAAAGAAGTACCATCTACATGACTTAGGTATTAATATTAAGTTAAAGCCTGATGTAGAAGAGAAGCAGTACCTAGAGTCTAATATAATAAGAGCTTTAGATAAGGAGTTAATAACCTTGGACGATGCTATAGATATTAGAAATATTGATAACATCAAGTTAGCTAATGAGGTGTTAAAGGTTCGTAGAGTTAAGAGGGAGAAGAAGAAGATACAGCATGAGAAGGATATGGAGGCTCAAAGAGCTGAAGGTCAAGCAATGGTTGCTGAGAGGGCTTCACAGGCTAAGACACAGGAGATGCAGTTTAAGACTCAGTCTGAGTTGGCTGTAGTACAGGCTAAGTCTCAAGCTAAGATGCAGGAACTTGAAAAGGAGGGTGAGGTTAAGTCCTTACTAATGGAGAAGGAATTTAACTACCAGATGATGCTACAAGGGCAACAGAAGGACTTAGAGGATAAGAAGACTAAGTACCTAGAGGACAGGAAGGATAAGAGACAGGACAGGGGTAATACTCAAGATTCTGAGAAGATACAGCAGAGACAGTTCAACCAACCAGCTAAAAACTTTGAATCGTCAGAGGATAATATATCAGGTAGTATAGAGCTATCAGAGATGTCTCCAAGTTAAAAATAGCTATAAGTAATTTTTATATATATTTGCAGTACTAATAAATAAAATCTATTATAATGAAACCACTAAGCATGAAAAGCTTTGGTTCTTCTACGGAGGAGGCAAAGGATAGTTTAGATTTAAGTTCTTTGGAGACAAACCCAAATTACAAACCAGAGGTTACTGAGACTACTGAGACTGTTGAGAAGACAGAGGTAGTAGAGAAGGTAGAAGCCCCTGTAGAAAAAACAGAATTAGAAACAACAGAAGCCCCTAAAGAGGTAGAAGTTGTAGAAGATAAAAGTTCTTTGAAACCTAATGAGCCTATTACAACGGATGTAGTTCCAGAAGTGACTGAGCAGATGATTCTTAAAAGCCTAAGCGAGAAGCTGGGCAAGGAGGTAACTTCTTTTGATGACTTGACACAGAAACAAGTAGAGTTATCACCAGACATAAAGGCTATTAATGACTGGAAAGAAAAAACAGGAAGACCTGTTGAAGACTTCTTTAAGTACCAAAAAGACTATTCAGAAGTAAGTGACTTGGATATTGCAAGAGAGGCTCTGCAAATAAAATACCCTACATTTACTAAAGAAGAGATAGAATTAGAGATGGATTCGTATAAGCCATCAGAGGATGACTTTGATACGGATGCAGCTAAGAAAGCCCTATCTCTAAAGAAATTTGCTATAGAGGGAAGGAAGGTACTTGAGGACTTAAAGGTGGAATTTGAAACACCTTCAACTAGTAACCTTGCTCCAGAAATTAAACAGAAATTAGAATTTGCTGACAACATCCAAAAACAGATTGATTCCAATAAGGGACAACAGAAAGAGTATTCAGATAGTATCTTGAAGACCTCGTTGTCTACGGAGAGTATGAAGTTAAATTTAAGTGACGATTTAAGTATAGACTTTAAGATATCAGAGGATGATAGAAAGGCTATCCCATCACTTATAAACGAGATGCCACATTGGAAGAACGAAGATGGAGGATGGAATCACAAGGCAGTTGTAGATGATGCAATCAAGATTAAACATTTTGATAAGATTGTACAACTAGCTTATGAGCAAGGGCTAAATTCAGGTACCGATGACGTAATAAAAACTGCTAAGAACTCTACTTTAGGAGACCCTAAGGGAGTAGAACAAGGTAGTGGCAAGAAGAAGCCTATTATTGAAGGTATTGATAAATTATTAGGGAGACAGAGTATGAAGACAAGATTTGGAAAAAATAATTAAAATAACTAAAAATAACTTATAATGAGTTTAAACGCAACACCAACTTATAGTGTGTTACCTTCTTCAAAGAAAGTACCACTTAAGACAAATTACATCTCAGTATTTGACTATTCAAGTCAATTTGATGCAGAGACGCACGAGAAGATAGCTAAAATCTATGGTTCTCAATCAGTTTCAGGTATGCTTTATATGTTAGGAGCTGAATCAGCTATGGCATCTGACAAGTACATTTGGACAGAAGAAGGAAGATTACATACTGTTTATACAGACGTAGCAAGAACAACTAATGTGTTCACAAAAGCTAATCACGTATTTAGAGTAGGAGAGACAGTTCACTTATCAAGTGGAACAGTAAAAAGAAGAGGGGTAATTTCAGCAGCAGATGCTAATACCTTTACAGTAGAGGCTTATAAATCAGCTGGATTCACTGCTTTAGCAGCTACAGGAGTTGTAGCATTTGTTGATGGTTCTGAATTTAAGAAAGGAACTTCAGGAATGAATGGTAGCTTATCAACAGATTTCACAATCTTAGATAACAAACCAATTATCTTAAAGGATAAATTTGAAGTAAACGGTTCAGACGTTGCTCAAATCTCTTGGGTACAGACAGATGAAGGTGGATACTTATGGTTCTTACAAGACCAGATTGATACAAGACGTAGATGGGAAGACCGTTTAGAGTTAGCTCTTGTTAATGGTGAGAAAGCAGACCAAGGTTCTGATGCTGAAGCTAATGGTACTACAGGTACTGAAGGTTTATTTGAAGCAATTCGTGAGAGAGGTAATACTTTCCAAGGGATTCCAGATGAATTAACTGACTGGGATGATATCTTAAAGCGTTTTGATGCTCAAGGTAAGATTGCAGATTATATGTTCTACTGTGATAGAGATGCATCTTTAGGTGTAGATAACTTACTTGGAACTTTAAATGCTGGTTATGATGGTGGTATTTCTTACGGTATCTTTGATAACGATAAAGACATGGCAGTAAACCTTGGATTTAAAGGATTCACAAGAGGTACTTATAACTTCTTCAAATCAGATTGGAAATTGTTAAATGACCCAACTCTTTTAGGAGCAGTTGCAACGACAGCTAAGGTTCGTGGAGCTTTAATCCCAGTGGGAACTAAAGAAGTTTACGAAGGAGAATATAATGGTAGTGGAGCAGGTGATAAAATCACAACTCCTTTCTTACAGTGTATGTACAGAGCTTCTAAAGCTGACAACCGTAAGTATAAGACTTGGTTAACAGGTAATATCTTTGGAGTTCATACAGATGACGATGATGTTATGAGAGAGAACCATTTATCAGAAAGAATGTTGAACACCGTAGGTGCAAACAACTTCATGATTTTTGAAGGAACAGCTTAATCAGCTATAAGATTATAGAGCTATAGGGGGAGCAAGTCAAGCTCCCCTCTTGGCTTACTTTAAATTTATTATTAATTCTAATTATTATTAAAATGGCAAAACTAAGGAGCAAGACTTATAGACTTGCAGACAATAAATCTGGTGAATCCTGTATGATTAAGACAGGAAAGAAGGGTAGCTTAACAGTCTTTGATGAAGGGGCTGAATCTAGAAGAGCTATCAGACACTGCCCAAATCAAAAAACTATTTTTATGGATGAGCAAGACAAATTTGGTCTTGTTGAACCTATTATATTCCAGTATGGTTACCTAGAGGTAGCATCTAATCAGCCTATAACACAGAGGTTCTTAGATGCACATCCATCTAATGTAGCTAATGGTGGAGGATGGTTTGAGGAAGTAAATGAGGAGCAGGAGTCTAAAGAGAGTATACTTGATGATGAACTAAGGGTTGATATCAAATATGCTGTTAGACAGATGGCTAAGAAGAAGGATGGTATCCATGAGCTATCAGCAGTAGTTGCTGTACTATTAGATGATGTTCAAGAAGCATCTAACATGGGACTAGAATCACTTAAAAGGATTATATACAATGAGATTGATGCAGATTGCTCTTACTTTACAGATGATAAGGGTAATGTTAATATCTTTGATGATGACTCAATAAAAAGAAAGTACCTGATACTTAGGGCTATAAAGGAGGGGATTATTAGAAAGTCACCTAACAATAGGTCTATGTTATGGACTAAGGATAAGAAGGTAATTGCTACAGCTCCTAGGAGTATAGAGCTTGTAGAGTACTTCTCAGATTATCTAACTACTGAGGAAGGTATGCTAGTACTTGAAGAGATAACAAGAAGAAGCTAGACAATAAACATTATATAAGATAAGCCCTACCCTCACAAGGTGGGGTTTTCTATTTCAGCATCACACTATAATTTAGTATATTTGCATTACATAAAATATCATTAACTATGTTAGATACAATATATAAAACCCTATTAACAATAATTAATAAGGAGAATAACGGTTATATAAGTCCTACAGAATATAATCTTCTGGCTGCTAATGTCCAGAATGAGATATATAGAGAGTACTTTGAAGATAATAATCGTGATAAGAACCGAGAGAATAAGGGTTTAACAAACAAGGGGTACGCAAACTTAGACTTCAACTCAAGACAGAGACTACAACAGTTTGCTGAGATAGCTACAGTGGTTAGGACAGAGGATAGGTTTAATTTACCTTCAGACCTGTACTACATAGAAGAGGATGGTATAGCTACTAGTGATAGTGAATGTGTTATAGAGGAGGTTGAGAGAAGACAGATAGGATACCTTAACAAGTCTATAGCTAAACCAACTAGCTTATACCCTGTGTATGAGAAATATAACAGCTACATAGTGGTATCTCCATTATCAATAAAGAATATAAAGTTAAGATATTTAAGAGCACCTAAGGAGCCTAAGTGGACATATGTTATGATTAACAACCAACCATTACATAATCCAGCAGATGTAAGCTTCCAAGACTTTGAGCTACATGAGTCCGAGTTTACTAATATAGTATTAAAGATGCTATCATACTTTGGTATTAATTTACGTGAAGCAGAGGTTGTACAGATTGCTGAAGAATTAAAAAATAAGATGAACTTAAAAGACAATAGCTAATGGCATCAATAGACTACTACGAAAACTCCTCAAAATGGGGTAACTACCAATACTTGACCTTAGAGGAGGTTATTAACAACTATGCTATGTCTAGGGACTCTGATGACTTTACGTCTAATACACAGAGGCATAAGATACTCTATCAGGCGATGAGAGGCTTAAGGGAGTTATACTTTGATACACTACAGGAGGTGAAGGCAATACAGTTAGAGCTGTCACCAGCATTATCTGTAGTACTACCACCAGATTATATAAACTATGTAAGGATATCATGGGTAGATGAGTTTGGACAGCTACACCCAATGGCTAATGACCCTAGGATGTCTATAGCTCAGCAGTATCTACAAGACCATGAGTATAACCTACTATTTGACAGTGATGGGTGCGTACTTAAAGGAAGCCCTGATGGGGGTGCTAGTAGCAGTGCTACAGACTCTACTGATGGTGTTAGTAATAGCTACTCCTTCTGTAGGGATGGTTTTGCACCTAATGCAGATATGAGTAAGTACTTTCCAAATGGTAAGTATAGATTAGATAAGAATGCAGGTGTCATACAGTTTGGCTCAGGGATTGAAGGAAAATCTATTGTACTTGAGTATATATCAGATGGGTTATTTACAGGATGTGAGGGTAGTCCAGAAGAAGAGATAAGGATAAATAAATTTGCTGAGTCAACTATACTAGACTTCATATACTATCAGCTAATAAAGAATAGGAGACAGGTACCCTACAATGAGAAGATGAGGGCTAGAAAGGAGTACTATAACTCTCGCAGGATAACAAAGGCAAGGATTAATACCTTAAGGAAGTCAGAGATTATTCAGGCTTTCAAGGGTAGTTCTAAGTGGATAAAATAAAATTAAAAAACTAAATTAAATATGAGACCATTAAACAACAACCTTGTTTGCAAGGATTTAACAGATGACTCTAGTGAGAGTACCTCTGGATTTATAATTAGAAAGGCAGAGAGATTTAAGACCCTAGAGGTTATAAACTCCTCTGAGCCAGATATTTTGGTGGGGGATAAGGTTAGGGTATCTATAAATTCAGGAGAGGATGATGGTGAAAATGTTATAATCAGAAGAGCAGACGTAATTTATATACTATGAGAATAAAGAATACTTTTCTAGGTGCTAAGATGGATAAGGACACTGATGAAAGACTACTTAAAAATAGTGAGTATAGACATGCAGAGAATATTAGGATATCTAGTAGTGAAGCTGAGGATACTGGGGCAGTAGAAAATTCATTTGGGACAGAATGTGCTTATAACCTAACTGGGGTAACTAACGCTTACTGTATAGGCTCTGTAGTAGATGAATCTAATGGTTTGATATATGAGTTAGTAACCTCAGATGAGTATGACTTTATAATTGAGTTTTCTTCAGATACTGGTGAAGTAATAGTACTACAAGACACTAAAGGTAGGATACTAAATTTTGATAAAGAATTTTTAATTACAGGTATAAATATAATTAACTCGGAGGATATTAATTTAAAGCAGTTATCATGGAGTGGTGATTTAAACCCACCTAGGAAGATATATATAGAGTCTAGTAAAGCCTTTAGTATAGATGGATTTGATGTAGAGGATATATCTGTTATTAAGAGACCTCCAGTTACTGAACCTTCTGTATTACCTATATATGATGGCACTATAAAAGAAAATAATTTAGATTCAGCCTATTATACCTTCTCTTTTAGGTATATATATGAAGGTAATGAGTATAGCTCTAACTCCTTCTATTCACCTATAATTTACTCCTCTAATTCTAAGAATAGTTACTCCTCTATTAACGCTATAGATGTAACAGTTAATACAGGGGATAGTAGGGTAAAGGGGATAGAGATTCTTTATAAGGACTTAAATAGCTCCTCAGTCTATGTAATTAAGACTATTAATAAAGAAAAGGATAGTATAGCCGATAGTTCTGACTATACCTATAGATTTAAGAATGATAAGATATATACAGTACTGTCTACAGAACAATCTAGCCTTATCTATAATAATGTTCCACTAAGAGCTAAGACTCAAGATTTTATAGGTAATAGATTGTTTTATTTTAATTATGAAGAGAACTATGATTTAGTAGACTCTGAGGGGGCTGAGTTATCTGTAGATTATACCATAGATAAATACTACCCAACATTTTCAGTGCCTGTATCATACACCTATACCTATAGTGATTTATTTTTATTTTCTACAGCTAGGACTATTAATATAGATTTTACTGGTGCAGTCTTTACTAAAGACCAAGCCTTAAGCTTTAATTTATTCTTTGGAGATAAATATATTGTAAACTATGAGTATCATCTATATGAATACTTTTTAACAAAGAATTATAGTACAATACAGGAGGTGTTAGATGATGGTCTATATGAGTGGTTAGAGGAGGCATTTGCATCAGATAATACAGGGGTTAACATAAGTATAACTGGGGATATATTATCCTTAAACCTTACCTTAGGTTTCTTTGCAACTGTAGATACTCCCCACACTATAAGTACATATGATTGGTTAAATTTAACTTATAAATCAGAGAGAGAACAAAGTTTTGGTATAGTATATTATGATGATTATAATAGAAGCTCTCCAGTGTTAGTTACAGATGATAACTCTGTAATATTTGAGACAATAAAGAATAATAGGATAGGTCAAGAGGTAGGTAGGGTAAAGATTAATATTAATCATAAACCACCTGTATGGGCTACAAAGTATAAGATAGTTAGATTTAAGAGTAATTATAATTATGAGATAGGGGTAGACTCAGATTTATTTAAGTTAACAGATGTAAATGGTGTAGTCACATACTATATGGGGATAGATGATGAAGAGGTAGATAAATTTAAGGTAGACAGCATTATAGATTATAGGGGTCAAGCTTCAGGTTATGTAGCAGAAACAGATTTAAAGTTTAAGATTGTTGAAGTGTCAGAGACTGTAGTACTTATACCAGACCTAACTGGAGCAAATATACCTAACACAATGCTAAAGTTATTCTTATATAGTGGAGATTTAACAGGTCTTAATGCAGTAGCTACTGGATGGGATGCACCTAATGATGTTAGCTCCTTATATACAGACTCTTACTACTATGTAACAGGAGAGAAAAGTAAGGGCTTAGATATATACTATGAGGTACCACAGACATTTTTAATAGGTGGGGGTATACACCTTGGTAATATACAAGACCAAGTGTTAGATACAACACCTGCTATAGTTGAATTAGAAGATGGGGACTCATATCTACAAAACTTTAATTTAGAGTCTTACAAGATAAGGAATAAATTTAATGCCGATAAGTTTGATAATGTAGAGAATATAAGACCTAATACTACCTCAGAGCTTTATAAGAAGTCTGAGAAGGCTGCATCTATAACCTATTCCGATGTATTCAATGAATTTGTATCTTATAATGGATTAAGTACCTTTAATTTATCTAAGATTAACTACAGGGACTTAGATTTAAAGTATGGTACTATACAGGTTGGTGAAGGTAGGTATGGAGATATATTTATAGCCCAAGAGCATAGGCTATCAAAGGTATTGTTTGATAGGGATTTATTAACTAATGCAGATGGCACAGGCTCCTTAACAGCTACAAATAAGATACTAGGTAACCAAATTTATATACCTATAGATAATGGTATATCCATACATCCTGAAAGTTTTAAGAGGTATGATAATACTATGTTGTTTACAGATGCCTTTAGAGGGGAAGTAATAATGGTTAAGGGAGATTCAATAGGTAAGATATCTAGATTAGGTATGGATTCCTACTTCAAAGATAAACTTAAAGAAAATATTAACTCTAAGATAATAGGGGGATATAACCCAGATACTGACGAATATATACTAACAATGGGAGGGGAAACAGTAGGGTTTAATATCTTAACCTCTAGCTGGACTTCTTTTTATTCTTATATACCAGAAAACATGCTACATCTAAAAGGAGATTTTTATTCTATAAAGGAGGGTAGTATACATCTACACTCTGGTAGTGCAGGTAATTATAATACCTTCTATGGTGTTAATTATCCATCAAGGTTGTCCTTTGTTGTAAATGATGAGCCTTCTACAATTAAAGAAATAAAGTCATTAAGTTTAGAAGGTAATACTCCTTGGGATGTGGAGCTAACATCCTATATTAGTAATATGGATGACTATACTAGGAGTACTATAGAGATTTCAGAGTTTTATAAGAAGGAAGGACTATGGTATGCTTATACTAGACGTAATGAGTGTGAGGAACAGTTAGACTCTAAATCAGCTTATGGTATAGGAGAGGTTATAGGGGTAGCTGCTGATAGTGTACTTGTAAAAGGAGGTAGCTCCTTACTAACCACTGATGATAGGATACTTAAGGATGACTTATCTACTGTAGGTGAGGTAGTTACAAGTAGTACCGTTGATGGCTTTACTACTATAGAACTAACATCTCTTGGTACAATAGCTAATGGAGACTTTATAC